CTACAGCTCTAGGGCTTATTGATTTTATCAAATCAGAGAAATCGTTAGCCTTAAACTTTCCATCTATTCTATAAAGAAAGATGTTACCACTGCGATAGTATTCCCTGAAGTATTGATCCTTAAGGTTCTGTAGGTTTATCTTTTTAAACCATTCTGTGAAAAAAGTTCTGCTTTTCTTCGTTCCTCCTTCTAAAAAAAGTTCAGTATTTGCAAACTCCGACATTATATCTACAGCATTTCTAAAAACCGAGATATTTGCATAAGCTTTTTGGCATAATTCAATAGCATCTCTGACATTAACTCCGTCAGCAGAATATTCGTAAGGAAGAAGACCTCTTCTTATACTAGAATACCTATCTATTGTTTGGCTGAATGCCGCCCTGTTAACTCTTGATGCTCCTTTTGCTGATGTAGTTCTAGTTCCGCAAGAAGCTTTGGATACTTTTACTGATGCGTCTGAAGTGTAAAAAGGTTCCCCAACAAGTTCGGGGGAGAAATTTTCTTCTAAAGCGGGTATGTTCGCTTGTGTGGTTTTTTCAAATTTTTGCCAGTAATCTGACTTCTTATTGTATTGCCTCTTCGCCATAAAATATTATACACAAAAAAGCATTAAAGTTAACTTTTAACTTTTACAACTTTAACTTTATCTTTGATACTTTACTTTCTTCAGGTAAACTCATAATATTATTATACACTAAAACTTAATCAATGAACATCGGCGTGAATGTTCCTTGATTTATTTCTATCTTATCATCAAACATATCATAGTATACACTCATCATCCAGTTGCCAAGTATAAGAGCAGAATAAGAGTCTTTTCTCGCTTTATCAGCGCCCCTTTGTTTTCTGAGGTTCAAGGGTAAATCAAAGCTTTGTGTTCCTTGTGTTGATGTCGAAACTTGAACCATAGCACATTCAACTTTAATTAAGTCCATCATATCTTTTTGATGTTCAACAAAATCTATCATTTTGGAAGCTTCAGAAGACTCGTTGTAATTAGGTATGAATTTTAAATCCTTAATTGGTATTTTTGATTTTCTCTGAGCGTTATAGTCGTCATCCATTGCAGCTCCAGCAAAGAATATTTTTTTATGATCAAAAGATGCTTGAAGCAGTTCATTCGCGTAACGAATCCATTTTGAACTTGGCTTCCTCAATAAAACATAAGTTTTGTTGTCTTTGTTGTATTGTCTTTTAAGATCTCTCAACCCTTTGTCATAATTTTGATGGTCGTCTAACTCAGCGTCAATAAGGTTTAATCTTAAGTTTTTATCTTTAAAAATGCTACTTTCATTACATGAGTTTAGAAACTGAACGCCTCCATTGTAGTCTCCAACAATCGATACTATGTTAAAGTTTTGGATCAAATAAGCCATATACTTTATATGCGTTTTTAAGTTTGCTCCTGGTAATGCATAACTATGAACAATTGTCCCTTTTTTATCCTCATTGTTTAATTTTATGAGCATCATAGCAAAGTCATCAGAACCTTCGCTTTCCGACCAAGATGGGTCAAAAGCAAGTATATATTCATCAGATGGTTGACCTATCACCTCAACGCTTTGACCTTCTCCATCAGGAATGGTACATGCCGCCATCTTACTTACCTTGAAATAACCAGAACTATCATCTGTAAAAACAGCCATAAATTCTCTGTCAAACTGAGACTGGCTCATGGTGGCTTTAGCCTGATCAATAAGGTTTTGATCATATAATTGTTGGGGTGCACAATCATAACTAAAATGCATTATTGTTCTATGTGCCTTATCTTGAGCGTTTTCATTAAGAATTAATGACTCATACTGACAATACATCTTATACAGATGTTCGAACCTATAAGATGCAGAAGACAAACCAATGATCTTGTTGTTAGGCCATTTATGTCTATCTTCCTCCTTCATCTTGCCTTGTTTAATCATCTCTGTTTCAATGTCGTAAGTTTCCTGTCTCTCCGTAGGGTTTTTGATAACAGAAAGGAAAGGCATTATCACCTCGTTAAGGACTTTCTCTGGCATAAGAAGAAGCTCGTCAATAATCATCCTCTCAAAACGAAAACCACGAAGCTTCTCTCCGTCACCTAAAGGTAGCGCTGTTATTTTGCTAGCCCCAAGCTCCATAACCCATTGGTCATTGGCTTTAGATACTCTAGTTATACATTGAGAAAGAAACTCGGCTTTTGGACTGGCCGCTATCTCTTCCATCTTAGTAAATATCATTTTAGACTGTCGAAACGACTTAGATATGATTCCAATGTGAACACCTTGGTTTAGAATAGCGTCTAATAGCGCAAAAACGGCCGTAGAGAAGCTTTTGGACATTCCACGACTCCATATCCCCAAAAAGTAATCGGTCTCCATCATGGCCTTTATGGACATGTGCTGGAAAGGGAACAATTTTACCCCAGTAATAAACTCCGCTGCGAAAGATGGGTTTTGCCTTAGAAATTTATAAAGCAGTATTTTTGCTTCGTCTTCTTCTATGTAACCATCTATATCTAGAATCTCTTGATTGATATTTGGGAATCTATTTCTAGACTCTTGTATTCCTTTTTCCCAACTCATTTTTCTTTTGTATGTTTAGACCAAAAATAATTAACATCTGTTTTCCATACTTGTTTCCCCATAACCAATATCTTCGGTATGATTAATTCACTCATCTCTCTAGACCCAGAAAAGACAAACTGGCAGCAATCTCCGTATTGTTTTTGCATCTCCCTAACATTATGGAAAACATAGTCTATTTTATATTTTTTATAGCTTTTATAGTTGTATTCTTGTATCTCCTCAAAAGGAAACTCCATAACGACAAATAAATAACAACCCAGAGCTTTACACCTTTCTAATTCTTTGCAAAATCTAGAATATCCAACTGTAACCGTACTACAAAAATCTCCAAACGATTTTCTATCTACATATGTGTAATCATAATTTTCAGAAGTTACACCGTAATCCCCTATATCTAATTTATAAGATTCTGATGTATTAAACGATAGTGGTTGTTGCTCTCTGGTATCTATCAATATCTTTGTATTGGAATAATCATCAAAAAAACTTTTTGGCAATTTTCTGTCTAATAAAGGTTTAACATCACAAGCTTCACAGGCGTAAGTGTAGCTGCCAAAATATTTCTTGTATAAATCAATCGAAGGCAGACCAGCTGAAAGCATCTCCAACTCCGTTGGTCCATAATTCAAATCTTTTTCTGTTATTCTTTGATTAAGTAATTTACCGATATATTCTTTTACTTCTTTTCCGTCAGCTTTCTCACACCACTCGGCAAGTTGACCTGGCTGAGAGAAATCTTTCCCGAAATACTCATCGTAATTCTTAAATGGTAACAGTTCTCCAGTAAGTTTATTCTTTCTCGCGTAATGTTTTACATAATAGTCGCCAAGAAACATCTTATGCTTCTTTATGTGAGCATGTAAACTTCTCAGGCTTTCAAAACCCTGATTACATTCTTTGCATTTAAATGACATCGTCTTGACTTATTCCTAATACTCTTGCCTTCCATTCAGCCATTCCCTCAAGTCTTTCAGCTTCTTTTTTGGCGGTAAGCTTTTGCATCTCTGCCATTCTTACCATATTGTCTCGCTCCTCCTTCTCTTGGAAGAGTTGGACGATAGATAAAATCGAGGCATTGTCTTTTGTCTTGTTTTGCATCCTAGTTGACCTGTCACCTTGAAGCTTCTTGGTGAGGTTCTCGATTCTTCCTTCGCATTGGTGGTATTCAGAGCTTTTTGCTTTAATGATTTCAGCAAGACGAACTGACATTTCTGTTTGATCGTCAGCAACGTCAAACATATCGTTTAGTTTGTTCAGGTGTTTGCTTACGACCTCCAGATTGATAATTTCCTTACATACATTAAGGTAAAGATTGATTTCATCCGCAGTCAAGTCTGGTTTGTCCCACGTAAGTCTTACAAATTCTTCTTCAAATAAGTCTCTGTCGCTCTTGTCTAAATAATTGTTCATTATCTTCAAGAAGCGAGAGTTATTCAAATGTACGCCTAACCGCTCAACGCAAACTTGGTATTGTCGGTTTAGCTTTGAATCTTCAAAGTCATTGCCTGTGGCTTCATTTATTTTTTTAATGATTCTACTTGAAGCTTTCGGACCAACGTATGAATTCAATGCCCCACTATCTTGAGTGGGTAAGAAATCTGGGTTGACATCTCTTATAACCTCGAGAACTCCTCTTTGTTCAAGGCTTAGTGGAGAAACTCTCTTTTTTGGAAACAATAGTTTGGCTATTTCAAGAGAAGACAGTCCGTCTTCAGCTTGTTTCAGTATAAACTCTTTTTGCTGTTCCGTAAAAACAATAGGGTCTTGTTTCGCTTTGAAGGATGTGTTGAATTTTATATCATTCTCAATTAAAAACTTCCTAACCAACCTCCCCTGTTTACTTCTACCGTCAAGCGTTTCGTCTTCGAAGCATTTCCTCGTCATGACAATAAGATCATTAATCTTTTCGGCATTTTCTAGAATAAATTCTTTTTGTTTTTCTGTTAGGTCCATTTTCCTTATAAATACGTTCTTAAGTGTACTAATAGTGTATAAAGAGAGATAGTATATATGGTATATCTACTTATCCCCTTGTATTATATCATAATCTTTTATTATTTCTGCAGCTTTCTGCGCAAACATCTTTTTCAAATTCTTAACTTGTCTATAACCCGCTTTTCTTTTCTTCTCGTTTGTTTTATAACCCATAAACTTAGCCACATCTTCTTCAGAGGCTTCTTCAAAGAATAACATAGAGTAAGCTTTGTAGTGAATATCGGTTAAGGCTTTTTCCATATAGTAATTCAACTTAGCTATACAGTCGTCAAATTGAACGTCTCTTGATGTGTTAGATCCTATCTCATATAGATGGTCTTCTGTAGATACTGCAACCTTCAAATCAAAGGCTGGCTTCTTGGTCCTTTCCCACTTCCTGTATTGTGGGCACTCTCCATCCTGAATACCGCTATTTGTAAAAGAACAATGATTGTCGGATAAATTATGAGAACAGTTTACACATGGCTTTATGTAATTGCCATAATGGTTTCTAACTAAGTTTCTTATTTGATTAGTTACAATTATATTAACCCAAGGAGCTAGTGGGCGGGTTTGATCCCACATGTCCCACTTTTTATAAATATGAAGCTTTATTACTTGCTCGACATCTTCGAAGTCAAACCAAGAGATGCAATTTAAACGCCATCTGCTTCTTTGTTTCTTGATAGCCTCTTCAACTATATCTATACAATCTTCAAATCTTTTTTTATCTTCGTTTGGCATCAATAAAGTCTTCTAAGTTACTAGAACCCTTTCTTCTCGATGCCGCTTGCTGAGAATTATCTCCAGCTAAAGACCCAAAAGTGAATACGTTGTCGTTATACTGCTCTAAATCAACTTCGAGCCTTCGAATTTCTGGAACTTCATCTATAGAAGTCTCATCTTCGGCCAAAGATTCCTCATTTTTAGGAGTTTTATTAGATTTTTTATCAACAAGAGACGCTCCTCCAAATTTGCTTCCACAACCAGAGCAAAATTTTGGTTTGGAATAAGAATATTCTATCTTATTTCCGCATTCAGTACAAAAAACGTGGTTCATATTAAATATATAGACGTTTTTTGTTTATTTTCAATTAAAAACCAATCATTACTAACCTTTAATTTTTTAGGCTTTTCGCAGCTTGAGCGTTGGCTGTTAGAATTGATTTACAATACTTAATACACTTGTAAACTATAATATAGAGTCTTTAATTTGTATTCTCGTTAAAATATTATCGGCACCACGAACACCTAATGTTTCTTGCCCAACAAAAGATCCTTTTTGTAAGCTTATTTCTAAACCTTTTGGTTTGGATGGTTGAGCCACTCCACTACCCCTTGAGTCGTAAAGCCCAATGGATATTTCCCCAGTAGTAGAATAACCTTTGTAAGGCAAAAACATCTTAAACCCAGTAGATGATATATTAAGCTCCGCATCAACAGCGCTGACTAAATAATCTTTAGGTTTCTCATTATAAATACATGAAGTCTCGTTGGCTGTATATCTTTTACTATAATCTATATCCAAAACAAGCTTACTGCCAACGATATCTCCTTCTAAACCGCTCACTGTGCAATGATGTCCGAAAACCATTTTATCACTATTGCTTATAGTTCCGTAATAATCATTAATAACGCCACTGTAACCGCTTATGGGAGTTTCTTTGGGCGGCTTAAAGGACTTTAAGGTCGCGCTACAGGTAACTGCACTAAATGGCTTTACATTTATATTATAGTTAGTCAAATAACACTCTTCGTAAACATTACCTCCAAACATAACTGGGAAAAAATTTTGACCAGTGGCACTACCTCTTTGCAGACTTCCATCATCCCAACTATCGAATAAAAAACCATAAGCATTATCCATTTTGTTGTCTACAAAAATAGGGAACTCAAGATTAAGTCTACAATCTATAAAATTACTATTAGCAAACTTTTTTGCTCTCAATTTTCTTTTTCCGAGAGTTTTTATTGGTGCCGAGTTAACTGTA